GACCCGACAAACGACATTATGAACGGCATTGATATTGGCGATGCTGCTAACTATACTTTGTCTAATTGTTATGTTTATAACTTGGAATCTAGGGTTGGCGGCGTTTTTACCGCACGTTTTACAAGAGGTATTTTAATTACCGAATCAAGAGATTGTGTAATTATTGGTTGTACCGTTACTTCAGTAGATCAAGCGTATGATTTCTCTGGTGGCGTAGGCGGCACTGCCCCAGCGTATTTTGAAGGCAATAGGCGTTGGACTCTTTCAGGTTGTTCATCTAACAACGCAAACACATGGGGTTTTAAATTTGCAAACGTAAGCCGTGATGGATTGGTTACTGGCTGTATAGCAAACAATACTGGCAACGGTGGCTTTGTTGTTTCACCCGCAGCATCGGCAGCAACGGATGAAAAATACAACACGCAAAACATTGATTTTGTTGGGTGTAAAGTAGTAAACGTCTTGGGTGTTGGCGGTGCTGGCACTGGTGCTGAAGGCTTCAGAGTCATGTCAAGCGCGTTTTATACAACCTACCCTAGAGCAATTCGTTTTATTAGTTGCAACGTAATTGATACGCAAGATGTTCCGACAACAGTAAGTGCTTTTTCAAGCGATTCTGCTTTGGTTCGTTACCCTACCACCGGATATGACTTAGCAATTGCTAACCAAGTCATTGGCTGTTCCGCAAGTGCAAATATTACAAATTATTTAAATAGTGATTTAGGGTCAAATTTTTGTGAGGTCACAAGTTCCACGGCAACAACGCAATCAATTCCAAATAACACGCAAACTGCGTTAACGTGGGATTTTAATCTTAGCGATAGGACAGGATTACATAGTACGTCTAGCAACACATCAAATATATATATTAAAACGCCAGGCTTTTATCGTATTGAAGCTCTTATTGAATTTGTTGCCAATGCAGCAGGACAAAGACAAATCAATCTATATAAAAATGGTGTTGTCATAGATCGAACAAGATCAGTTGGAATACCGTCTGCTGGTATTTCTTCAACACTTTATTCATCAACTGTTGAATATTTAGACTCCGGTGACTACGTTTCTGTTTTTGGATTTCAAGATAGCGGCGGTGCTTTAAATGTACAAAGCAACCAAAGCCATTTTCTTGTTGCAAGGGTGGATGGATAATGAAAAACCTCGAACACTCCGCATACGCACTCTTATTCATGGCAATCATTGGATTGCTGACAGGCAACTGGTACGCTGGTGCTTGCTTTGGGTCAGCGTTCTTTGTAGGCCGAGAACACGCTCAAGCTGAGTACCGAGTGATTGAGCATTTTTACGAAGGTAAACGAGCCAATATGCCTTGGTACGGTGGATTTGAACCCAGAGGCTGGGATATAAAGTCGATGTTTGATTGGATATTGCCAACAGTTCTTACAATGACAATTGCAATTTCAAGTTTTTACTGGGGTTAATTATGTTAAAAACCGTTTCTTTCCTGCCTGGCTCTGCGCCAGCATTCATTCTCAGCCCTGATGGGATCATCACAGAGGCGGGTACTTCTCGCACGCTGTCGGCTGGTGACAACGGCAAGGTGATATATTGCACCAGTGGCTCGGCCACTACGATTACCTGTGCTACAGGGCTTGGCAAGGGGTTTACTTGCACCATCATCCAAGGCGGTGCGGGTAAGGTTACAGTTGCGGCTGGAGCTGCAACGCTTGCATCTTATTCAAGCCTGTTCAGTACGATGGGTCAGAATGCTGTTATTTCGCTTATCAGCGCGGTTGCTGACCAATTCATCGCAGCCGGAAACCTAGGATTGTAGTCATGCTTACGCAAAAATGTTTACATAAATTGTTTGAATACAAAGACGGCGAATTGATACGTGGTGGAAAAATTGCTGGTAGCGTGAACAAAAAAGGGTATCGCTGTATAGGCGTTGGTTACAAAATATACAAAGCGCATCGGTTAGTATTTCTGTATCACTACGGTTATTTGCCGGATCAGGTCGATCATATTGACAACAACAAACTTAACAATAATGTTACCAATCTAAGGGCTGCTGATAATTCTGTAAACATGATGAACCGTGGGCTAATGCGAAATAATACATCCGGTTACAAGGGTGTGTTTTTGGACAAAGAATCTTGTAAATGGCGTGTTGCTATTCGTGTTGGTACGAAGTTAAGGTCATTTGGTAGGTATATTGATAAAGAGCTTGCTGATCTTGTTGCTATGATGGCAAGAGAGAAGTACCACAAAGAATTTGCAAATCACGGAAACTATTAAGGAGTCATCTCATGGCACAAAACTCACAAATCGCATTTGCACCATTAGGCAAGACGGTACTTGTCCCAGCTGCAGCGGTTGCCCCAACTGGTGTGCAAGCTCTTGTTGCAACTAAGTACGACGCTCAAAGCACAGGCCAGTACAGGATCATCAACTCAAGCACTAACATTGTGTACTTAGGTGTTGGCCAGACTGCTGCAGCTGCCACGGCGAACGCTGTCGCGCCTGTTGCGGGTACTCCATCTGCGGCCATCGTGCTAGTGCCTGGTGCGGTGGAAGTTTTGCGCTTTGGAAGACAGGCATTCTTTTCTGGTCTGGCTGCAGCTGCATCGAGCGTCTTTATCGTTCAGGGCGAAGGTATGTGATGGACTGGCAGAACCTTATCAACATAGCTGGCGGTGCTGCCCTTGCGACTATTGGTTGGTTTGCCCGTCAACTGTGGGATGCTGTCCAAAAACTTAAATCTGACATGAGCAGATTGGAATTGTCTATGTCTGACAACTACGTTAAAAAAGACGATTTTAGAGAAGGCATCAAAGAGTTGAAAGAGATGCTTGGCAAGATATTTGACAAACTTGATTCTAAACAAGACAGGTGAAATCATCGACCCGATAACCATTCTCGCAGCACTCGGCCCCTTGGTTGTCGACTTGGGTAAAAGCCTGATCGGGCGATTTATTCAGACTGACGTTTACAAGCCGACAAATATTGGCGAATACACGCAGATGCGGAACACCGATTTAGAGATGTTTAAAGCGATGAATAGCGTAGGCAGTAGCGGCACTACCTATCCGTGGGTTGAGGCGGTTGTGAGGCTTATGAGACCCGCTGTTGGGGCTATTGTGCTTGGCACTTGGTCGTTTATGATGCTGACCGGACAAGAGAACCCAGCGGTCAACAACTTTGCGTCTGCTGTAGGTTTCTATTTGTTTGGCGATAGAACTCTTTTCTACGCACAAAAGAAATAATGTTTTCATTCTCAGAGCGTTCGTTAAACAACCTCAAAGGCGTACATCCAAAATTGGTTGCGGTGGTCAAACGTGCGTTGGAGTTAAGCACAATAGACTTTACGGTTTTGGAAGGTGTGCGTTCGCAAGCTCGCCAAGATGAACTGTGGGCGCAGGGGAGAACCAAGCCTGGTGCGGTAGTGACTTGGGTGCAGACCTCTGGCACACACGGTATTCAGGCAGATGGTTACGGTCACGCTGTAGATCTTGCACCTTACCCAATTGATTGGAATGATTTGCCTCGATTTGACCAACTTGCCAACACCATGTTTGCAGCAGCTAAAGAGCTTGATGTGACGCTGCGTTGGGGCGGCAACTGGGATATGGATGCAGTCATTCATGAGCATGGAGAGTCTGATAGCCCACATTTTGAATTAGTTAAATAGGTGACATGATGAAAACATTTACTGTAGTCAGTACCGTTATCTTGTTTTGGGTTATAGCTTTAATCAACACAATTCAAGCCCAGACAATAGCGGTTTGTAAAGGCGAATATGCCCTGTGTGCAGCCTCGCCAACGACTTTAACTGGCAAGTCTATATCTGTGGCAGGCAAGACCTTTAAAGAGGGCGTAGCGGTCTGTCCTGTGCTGTCAGGGGACGCTGTGGCAAACATGACGCTGATGCAAGGTTCGTGTGACGCACCAAAGGGTAAAGTCTGGAGTCTGTTTGGTGTGCCACCATTGACTGCCTATCCACAAGCACCGGACTGGACTGTACAGCCTGCGGTGTTTCGTTCGTTTACTGTTGGAAATACACCACAAACGGGAATGTCAAATATGTGGAGTTTTCTATGCACAAAGCAAACCAAGCAAGTAAATGGCGTGACCTTGGCTAGTTGCTACGGCCCAGTCATGGAGTCACCTTGGACTGGCAACCACGTTGTGTCAGGTGAAACAGCGTTTACTCAAGCACCAGTCGGGGCTACTTACCCCGTTGGCGGCAATGTTCCGTAGGTTTGTAGAAGTTAGTGCAATACGCACACATTCCCTCTCGTAATTCGCTAGACACTTGACCGCAACCATCACAAACCCATTCTTTTGGATAGGTCTGTGGCTTTGGTCTTGCCCAACGAATGAATAAAAGCGCAGCAACGGTTAGAGCTGCCGAACAATAGAAAACAAACATCCAGTCCCAGATTGTCATAGCGTTAACCCTTACTCTGTTTATTTTAAATATAGATACCCTACCCTTATACCCACCCACCGTAGTACTTGACGGTAGTTGAGGATAAATCCTTTACGACAGACCTGTACCTTGTTAGGTTTATGGCAGGCGGCTCACCCCACCCGTAGATTCCCTAAATTACTAGCAGTCCTTGCAAGTAATAAAGATCACAACCTACAGTAAATGGTTTTACTAGATTTCTCTAGTCTGTCTATATCCTGTTCGATTTCTCTACTAGGGGGTGCGGGTCACACCGGATAAAGCGTAGTAATAACTGTATAACTGACCTGTTCTGGGTACGAGTGGTCACTCTATTAGCTGATGCGCCCTGACAGTTATCTTGAGCAATAAAAAAGCCGCTTAAATCTGTATCTTGGTGAAGGAATCCCACTACCGGCTTCAAGGCGAAAGTGGAATCAAGATACAGACTTAAACGGCTTAATTGTCCTTCACGACAACAATTTGATTATGTATCTGTCTTTCCAGATTGTCAAGCCCTGAAGCTAGGCTATTGAAACACGACCCTTATCATTGATGAGTTTCTGCTTGCTAAAGGCTTAATCAGTCTAATGCAACTCAGGCCAGATTTGTTGCCAGTTGGGGATTTCTTTTCTTGACCATTTGCCGTCTGATTTCTTTTCAAGCTCGGTTGCCAGCAACACTAATTTATCGCCAGGCAAACCATTGTTGCGCCATTGGCTAACACTTGAAGGCGTGACACGGCAGAGCTTGGCTACGGCAAATGTTCCACCTAATGTTTGGATGATTTCTGTTGTATTCATGTTAGCTATCTTAACATAATTGTTTTCTATTTGACTTATCTATTTAGTTAGCTTAATATTAATCATGGCAATTAGCCATTAACCACGATACAAGGTGCAAAATGAACGAATTAGCAAAGGCATTGGTCAAGGCTCAGGCAGCAATGTCACACGCAGCCAAAGATAGTAAAAACCCACACTTTAAATCTGCATACTCTAGCTTGGCATCTGTCATTGATGCTGTCAGACCACATCTGTCGGCTAACGGATTAGCTGTTGTACAAAAGACACATGATGCTGAAGGTGGCGTTTGTGTTGAGACCGTAATCATTCACGAATCAGGTCAGGAAATGTCTTGCGGCAAATTGTTTGTGCCTGCATCAAAACAAGACGCGCAGGGCATGGGCAGCGCATTGAGCTACGCAAAGAGATACTCAATCCAAGCGGCCTTTTGCGTTGCAAGTGAGGATGATGACGGTAATGCAGCGGTTAAATCTGCGCCCCCAAAGGTTGAGAAACCCAAAGGCATAGATATGGATGCAACTGTTGACCAAATGGCGGCAGCGGTTAGTTACGAAAGCCTGAAGGACATATTTAGACTGGCTTGGACACAATGCCTGAAAGAACAACAACCCGTCTTAAAAGCAATGTATGACGGAATCAAAGCAAACTGGGAGAACCAATAATGGCAACTGATTTGAACCGCTGCGAGTTTATTGGGCGATTGGGCAAAGACCCTGAAGTACGTTACACCGCTGACAGTAATGCAATCTGTAATTTTTCAATTGCTGTCGGTTACAAGACACCAACCAAAGAAACGACAGAATGGGTCAGGATCACGGCGTTTGGTAAGTTGGCAGGAATATGTGCCGATTACCTAAAAAAAGGCTCACAGGTCTTTGTAGCGGGTCGTATGACTACTCGCAAGTGGCAGAACAAAGACGGAGTTGATCAGTACACAACAGAGGTTGTTGCTGACCAGATGCAGATGCTTGGAGGTCGCAATGCTGAAGATGCACCGCCAGCTGCGCCTGCTAAACCCAAGTCAGATGCGTATCGAGCAATTAAGGAAGGCATCGTTGTCCCGTTGGAGGACATGATCGACGATGTCCCGTTCTGATGACGCAAACCGAAGAAGCAATACTGATTTCTTGGAGATTGCAGCAATGGTACGAAGGCATGGTTCTTGACAACAGAGCCGTGCAAGACCTACAGGATGCAATCGAGATGCTTAAAACTTTAGCCAAACAGGTACAAAAATGAACATTTATTTTGATATTGAAACTATTCCATCTCAATCCTTTGCCGCAATTGAGCTTATCAAGGCTGACATTGAGAAACAAAAGCTGTCCGTCAAAGCACCCAGCAATTACAAAGATCAAGAAAAGATCGACGCTTACATCAAAGCTGAGGTTGAAAAGCTCGATGCGGAGTTTGACGCAACGTACCGTAAAACGTCATTTGACGGCGGTTTAGGCGAGATATGCTGCATTGGGTATGCCATTGATGATAATGCGCCTGTGTCGATCTATGGCGGCTCTGAGGCAGAGATTTTGCACAAGTTTTACCAAACATTGATGGATGAATACAATCCATCGTCACAGACCCGACCTAAGTTTATCGGCCACAATATTGTCAATTTTGATCTACGATTCTTGTTTCAACGCTCTGTGATGAACAACGTGAAGCCACCGTTTATGATTCCGTTCTCTGCAAAACCGTGGGATGACGCGATCTTTGACACCATGACAGCCTGGGCAGGCCACGGCAACCGTGTCAGCTTAGACAAACTGTGCAAAATCTTTAACATTCCGCAGAAGGGCAGCGAGATTGGCGAGGAAATTGACGGGTCTAAAGTCTGGGACTTTTACCAAGCTGGGCGCATTGAGGACATTGCTCGCTATTGCGAAGGTGACGTTGAGCGAACCAGACAAGCGTACAAACGGATGACTTTCCAGTAAGATGTAACTGCGGGGAAAGCCGTGTCCCTCCACACTCCTTGTTCAGCGAGTACCCGCACCTTGTTGTAAAAACCCCAATAAATTAAAAATAATTGCAAAACTAGGGTAAACACCTATGCAATTATTGTTTAGATAGCTTAATATCTAGTCATGGCAACAACGCCATACGACAAATACAGGTGCATAAATGAATAAATTAATTAAACAGTTTGTAGCTTACCCATCAGAGCAAACACGGTTGAGGTTGCAAAACTATATAAACAAGCACCCAATTTGGGCGTTTAGAGCATCACTAAACACTCAGGAGTTTCTTAAAATTAACGGTTTTATTTAATACAGGTACATAAAATGAACAAACTGATCCAAGCATTTAAAGCAGACCCATCCGACAAGAATCGTGCAAAGTTAGCGGCATACTTGCAAAAACACATGATGGCAGTCTGCATGGCAAGCCCAGACGAGCAGCAATTCCTGAAAGCCAACGGGTTTAAGGGGTAAGCCATGAAATACTCATACATCCAAATGACAGACGAAGGTAAGCGACAGCTAATGCGTGAATTAAGCCACGAGTTATCTGACAAAATGATTGCCAAACTAATGGATCAATTTGCCGATGGCGTGAAATTAGACAGCAACGGCGAACCGTATATCAAGATTGACCGTGACGATGTTTTGATTTGTGCCTGCCCAATGTACACACACTTTATTGACATTAACCACATTGAAACCGTGAAAGGTTACGAAGAGGATGGCAGCGATGAATAAGCGTAACTGGCCTCACGGCACAGACATGAGCGAACCAAACTGGACGGGTCGCACGGCTCGTCAGATGCGTAATTACAAACGACCTGATGACCGTATACCGCCTGTGGCGTGGGTATTAGGTTTGTTAGGATTGGCGTTGGTGTTTGGTTTTTTTCCACTTCTTTCATTGGTGATGCTATGAACCAATTTGCTCGCAACACCGACCCGTCAACCAGTTGGGCGGCAGCTGACTCTGCAAAGACTCTAGCGGCTCAACACGCCACAATAATCATTGCAGCCTTATGCAAGTATGGGGCAATGGGGAAAGACGGTATAGCGCAGATTACGGGACTTGATGGGAATCAGGTTGCCAGGCGGCTTAGTGAATTAGAACGCAACCATGAAATCTTGCTTACTGGTCGCAACGTGCAGAGCAAGTCTGGTCGGGCAGAACGGGAATGGAAAGTTATGCCGAAACAGATGGATTTGATATGACATGGAACAATTAAATGAGTTGGCTCTTTTCGCAGGCGCTGGTGGAGGAATACTTGGGGGACACCTCCTTGGATGGCGAACCGTCTGTGCCGTTGAGTGGGAACAATACCCAGCAAGCGTATTGTGCGCTAGACAAAATGACAAAATTCTCCCGCCTTTCCCGATTTGGGATGACGTACAAACCTTTGACGGAAACCCGTGGCGAGGAATTGTGCAAGTTGTATCGGGAGGCTTTCCATGCCAGGACATTTCAGCCGCAGGAAAAGGCGCAGGAATTGAAGGAAACAAATCCTCAATGTGGAAACACATGGCAAGGATCATTGGCGAGGTTAGACCCCAGTACGTCTTTGTGGAGAACAGCCCAATGCTCACTACTAGAGGACTTGGAGTTGTCCTTGCAGACCTTTCCACGATGGGGTTCGATGCAAAATGGGGCGTTGTATCAGCTGCCGATATTGGTGCAAACCATCAGCGTGAAAGAATTTGGATCAGAGCCGAACAACGAAACATTCTTTCACACACCGAACACAACGGGTTTAGATGGGGGCAGCAATGGTCGGAAAGCATTGAAAAAACGTGCGATATGGCAAACGCCCATTGCAAGCAAAGCGGGAGCCTGGAGGGGGGACGGTCAAATATCAATGGTGGCGAGGAATGTGACCACATACGAGGATTATTTAATGTTGACGAAAGGGGCTTGCAAAAGCAAACTGGACAAATATTGGCCAACTCCTATTGCCAACGATGCCAAAAAAGGGCAATTTTGCAATCCAAAGACACAACAAAACGGGTTAAGTGGTGCTGTTCAAATGTGGCCAACACCAATGAGTACGGAACACAAAGCCAATCGTCAAACACGGGAAAATCATCAGAATGGATTAACTCAAGCGGTATTGGCAACAGAAACTGGTGGGCAATTGAACCCAACGTGGGTCGAGTTTCTTATGGGGTGGCCGCTAGGGTTCACAGACTTAAAGCCATTGGTAATGGACAAGTCCCTTTATGTGCAGCAACTGCATGGGAGTTACTCAAATGAGTGACTACTCACCGCATCCTGCCATAGAGTACATTTGGGACAACGCACCGCATTACGCTAAGGCAAAGGGCGAACTAGCGCAGCTGGAGGCGTTTAAATCGAGCCTAAAGGCAATCCTGATGAAACAGTCAGGCGAATCTGCAGTGTCAGCCCAAGAACGCGAAGCATACGCTCATCCTGATTATCAGAACTTATGCGACGCAATCGGGGCAGCAACTGAAAAGGCAGAGCTTTTAAAGTGGCGGCTAACGAGCGCACAACTTAGGTTTGACGCATGGCGCACCGAGCAGGCCAGCAACCGACAAATTGAGAAATTAACAAAATGAGCCACGAATTACTAAAACAGGTAGCTGCAATCACAAATAAGAAAACCACAAAACTATCAGCAACTGAAGTTTTAGAACTTCAAATATGCGCTTCAGTCTTAGACTTTATTGACGATGTTGGCAGCGTAGAAGAACTTAGGGCAAAAGTTAATACCTTTTTAAAGGGTAAAAAATGATCGACTATTCTGAAAGCCTGATTAAACTTGACGCAATGCGGCATCAATACCAAAAACTTGTATCGCAAGGTAAATACAACGCAGCTGCTGACGTTGCGGTAGATATGCAGATTGCTGTGGTTAATTTGCAACAATGGGCAGAACATCAAATTGAACAAAGCACAGCGCAAGCATTATGAAAAACTTGCAGAGCTTGGTTGCTCACTTTGCAGACACTTGGGTTATGGAGATACACCTTGTGAAATCCATCATATTCGCCATGCTGGAAGGCGTGATAATTCTCCTGTTATCGGTTTGTGTCCTGAGCATCATCGTGGCAATACTGGTGTTCATGGGATGGGTAGGAAAGCGTTTAATAGACACTATGATGTATCTGAAGAAGATTTATTAGCGCAGACAGAGGCTTTATTGTGATTGCCACGCTACAGCTACCGTTACCGCCATCAGTAAACGCTTACTGGCGCAATTTCCACGGCAGAACAATACTTTCTAAAGCTGCAAGAGATTACAAACAAACCGTCAAAGAATACGTTTTACTGAACAAAATCCCATACTTTGGCGATGCCAGACTTCAGGCCATCATCACGATATTCCCGAAAGATCGACGCAAGCAAGATTTAGACAACAGACTCAAAAGCCTGCTCGACAGTTTAGAAAATGCAGGCATTTATGAATCAGATTCACAATTCGACAAGATAGAGATAGCCAGGGGAGTGATTAAATCAGGCGGCGGATGTACAATCGTGATTGCTACCCTTTAAGGTTAGCGTTAACAACGCAGAATCAACCTTTCGCGAAGGTTATATGAATCCAGCAGACAAAGTCGAGCAGTGGTCAATCGACAAACTTGTGCCTTACGCACGAAACAGCCGCACCCACAGCGACGAGCAGATCAACCAGATTGCAGCCAGCATTAAAGAATGGGGATGGACAACACCAGTCTTAGTCGATGAGAACGGCGGCATCATTGCTGGCCACGGCAGAACGCTCGCAGCCCAAAAGCTCAAGATCAAAGAAATACCAGTTGTTGTGGCCACAGGATGGTCGGATGCCAAAAAGCGTGCCTATGTCATTGCTGACAATAAATTGGCATTGAATGCTGGGTGGGATAACGAGATGCTGTCGCTAGAGCTTGGCGAGCTAGGTGACTTAGGATTTGATCTTGACCTAATTGGATTCACGCCAGAGGAGATCGAGGCTCTGTCACCAATCCAACTCACGGACGGGCTTACCGACGAGGATGAAGTACCAGAACCACCACCAGAGCCAATCACTAAGCTAGGTGACGTTTGGGTGTTAGGCAACCATAGGCTTATGTGTGGTGACAGCACTAGCATTGATGACGGCGAAAAGCTAATGAATGGAATGCTGGCTGATTTGGTATTTACTGACCCTCCATACAACGTTGCTTATTCTGGTCGAGGTGCGAATAACCTTGGCACAATTAAAAACGATGATATGTCGGCAGAGGATTTTGAGCAGTTTTGTAGAGATGTTTTTGCAACCTACAGTGCAATAATGAAGCCATTGGCTTGTATTTATGTTTGCCACCCTGATAGCGCATCGGCTCCAAAAATAGCTTTTGAAAAGACTTTTGCTGAACAATTTAAGAAATCCTCAACGATTATATGGATGAAGCAGTCAGCCGGAATGGGCTGGCAAGACTATCGTGCGCAGCATGAACCTATTTTGTATGGTTGGAAGGAAGGCAAAGGAAGCCACTTCAACGCTGGCGATAGAACGAAAACCTCAGTTTGGAAAATAGGTAGGGACGCACAAAGTAGTTATGTGCACCCAACACAAAAGCCTGTTTGCTTGCCAGAGGAAGCGATTATAAATAGCAGTAAAGGATCGGATTGTGTTGTTGACTTGTTTGGAGGCAGCGGTTCAACCTTAATTGCCTGTGAAAAGACAGGACGTCACGCTCGGCTAATGGAGTTAGACCCCAAATACTGCGACGTAATCGTCAAGCGCTGGGAAAACTTCACAGGCAAAACAGCAGTTTTAGCGGAGTTATAAGCAAATGGCTGAAAAAGGAAGGCCAGCGCACAAGCCTACTCAGGCAGACAGGAACACGGCAAAACGTCTTGCGGCACTTGGTTGCCCACATGAGGACATTGCCATTCGCTTGAAAATATCATCCGATACCTTGACCAAGTATTACCAGACTGAACTTGATGAAGGCAGGATTGACGCTAACTCGGTGATCGCTGGTACGTTGTTTCAGCAGGCCAAGAATGGTAACACTCAGGCGGCTATTTTCTGGCTAAAGACCAGGGCGAGGTGGAAAGAGACCAGCTCGCACGAAGTCACAGGCGCAGATGGCGCACCGCTAGTCTTTGCTAAGATCGAGCGTGTGATCGTTAAGAATGGGTAAGACCCTCCAGCTCAAGACTCCAGAATGGGCTGTGCCGCTGCTTGACCCGTCACGATACAAGGCAGCTTGGGGTGGCCGAGGCTCAGGCAAGTCTCATTTCTTTGCTGAGATGATGATCGAGACTCACATCATGGATCAGAAGCGTCGAAGCGTGTGCGTGCGTGAAATCCAGAAGTCTCTGCAGCAATCGGTCAAACGGTTGCTTGAGACAAAGATACAGGCGATGAATGCTGGCGCATACTTTGAGGTTCAAGATGCGGTCATCAAGTCCAAGAAAGGCGATGGCGCGATTATCTTTCAAGGTATGCAAAACCATACCTCAGACTCAATTAAATCACTAGAAGGTTACGACTGTGCCTGGGTGGAGGAAGCCCAGAGCCTAAGCCAGACGAGCCTCGATCTGCTGCGCCCAACGATCCGAAAGCCCGACTCTGAGCTGTGGTTTACATGGAATCCTAGACAGGAATCCGATCCTGTGGACTTCCTGCTGCGTGGGCCAGAGCCACCAAAGGATGCCACGGTCATCAAGGTCAACTTTAGTGACAACCCTTGGTTTCCCGATGTCCTGCGTGACGAGATGGAGTACGACCTTAGACGAGACCCGGACAAGTATCAGCACGTTTGGCAGGGTCAATATCTGACAAACAGCAACGCCAGGGTGTTTCGTAACTGGAAGATAGATGATTTTGAAGCCTCACCAGAGGCAATCCACCGTCTGGGCGCAGATTGGGGATTCGCCATTGACCCGACAGTGTTGGTGCGATGCCACATTATTGGGCGCACGCTATACATTGATTACGAGGCGTACATGGTTGGGTGCGAGATTGTGAACACGCCTGAACTCTTTTTGAGCATTCCAGAGGCAGAGAAGTGGCCAATCGTGGCAGACTCAGCGCGGCCAGAGACCATCAGCCACATGAGAAAGAACGGGTTTCCTAAGATCATGGGCGCAGTCAAAGGGGCGAAGTCTGTCGAGGAAGGCATCGAGTTTCTCAAAAACTACGACATCGTGGTGCATCCAAGGTGCAAGCACACGATTGACGAGCTGAGCCTGTACAGTTATCGCACCGACCCGCTAACTGGACGGGTGCTGCCGCTGTTGCAAGACAAGAAGAACCATGTGATTGACGCACTGCGGTATGCTTGCGAAGGTGTCAGAAGAACGAATATTTCTAAGGTTCAGAGCTTCACACCCTTGCCAGTTAGTAACAAATGGTGATTTAATACGCACAAAGAGGATAAACATGGCACGCATACCAAACGATCAACGCTTGGCAAACTTGCACGCTGAAGCTCTGCGCCAGTACAACGACATCCAGACTGCGCTGCGGGACGAGCGTCTCCAATGTTTGCAGGATCGACGGTTTTACTCTATTTGCGGCGCACAATGGGAAGGACCACTCTACGATCAGTATGAAAACAAGCCTCGGTTTGAGGTCAACAAGATCATGCTGTCGGTCATTCGGATCGTCAACGAGTACCGAAACAACCGAATCACAGTCGATTACATCGCTAAAGATGGCGCAGAAGATAGCCTGGCGGACACTTGCGACGGTCTTTACAGGGCTGACGAGCAGGACTCAGTGGCCAACGAAGCGTATGACAACGCTTTCGAGGAAGCTGTGGGTGGTGGCATTGGCGCATTCAGGCTCAGAACCGTCTACGAAGATGACGAAGATGAGGACAATGACCGCCAGCGCATCATGTTTGAGCCGATCTTTGATGCTGACAGCTCGGTATTCTTTGACCTGAACTCCAAACGCCAGGACAAGTCTGACGCTTTGTTTTGCTTCGTGGTCAACAGTATGACCCGCGAGAGTTACAAAGAAACATACAACGATGACCCGACAGACTGGCCAAAGATTATTCACCAGTACGAGTTTGATTGGGCAACGCCTGATGTTGTGTTTGTCGCTGAATACTTCAAGGTTGAGGAAGTCGCTGAGACTATTCGTATCTTTCGATCAATCGACGGGACAGAAGAAAAGTACCGCCAAGATGATTTTAAGAACGACGAGACATTAGAGGAAACCCTGATCGCCATTGGCAGTCAAGAGGTTCGCCAGCGCAAGATCAAACGCAAGCGTGTGCGTAAATACATTATGTCTGGCGGCAAGGTCTTAGAGGACGCAGGATATATCGCTGGCAACTGCATCCCTGTTGTGCCTGTATATGGCAAGCGGTGGTTTGTGGACAACGTTGAGCGTTGCATGGGTCATGTGCGTCTGGCTAAGGATGCCCAGCGTCTGAAGAATATGCAACTGTCGAAGTTGGGTGAGATCAGCGCATTATCAAGCGTTGAGAAGCCAATCCTGACTCCAGAGCAAGTTGCTGGCCACCAGATTATGTGGGCTGACGATAACCTGAAGAACTATCCGTACCTGTTGGTCAATCCGATTACAGGTGCTGATGGCAGCACTCAGGTTCAAGGGCCACTGGCGTACACTCGCAGCGCACAAATCCCACCAGCGATGGCGGCATTGCTGCAGATCACCGAATCAGACATGAAGGAAATTTTGGGCGCATCGTCCCAAGGTGAGCAAATTGTCAGCAATATCTCAGGTAAAGCGGTCGAGATGATTCAGACCCGTCTGGATATGCAAACCTTTATTTACATGAGCAACTTTGCGAAAGGCATGAAGCGATCAGGCGAGATCTGGTTGAGCATGGCTCGCGATATTTATGTGGAAGAAGGTCGCAAGATGAAGGTTATCGGGCGCACCGAAGAGGTAAGTACCGTTGAGTTGATGCGACCAAAGGTGTCCGAGACTGGCGAGGTCATCATGGAAAACGACCTGAGCCGCGCTAAGTTTGATGTAAACGTTGATGTCGGTCCATCCTCATCGAGTAAGCGTGCGGCAACCGTTCGGGCGTTGACAGGCATGATGGCGATCACCGACGATCCACAGACCAAGCAAGTCTTGCAAGCGATGGCCATGATGAACATGGAAGGCGAAGGCATTGGCGATGTGAGAGACTTCTTTCGTAAGCAACTGTTGCGCCTGGGCGTTGTCAAGCCAACCGAGCAAGAGGCTGAGATGCTCGCTCAAGAGCAGCAAATGCAAAGTCAACAGGTTGATGCAAACTCAATATTCCTGCAGGCAGCGGCTGAAGAGGCAACGGCTAAGGCAGCGCAGGCCAGAGCAAGCGTCATTAAGACCGTGGCAGACGCAGGATTGGCTAAGGCAAAGACTGCCGAAACCCTTGCTAAGACTGGTGTTGAACAACAGAATATGGTGATGACTGAGATTGAAGCAGCCCAACAAGCCGCACAAGGTGAGCAAATTCAGCCTGTTGTCAGATAAAATGCAAGAAATGGTATCCATCCAGCCTTAAATGGGTGAGTTTAATGGGGTCAGTAAATGAATGAAAGGGCAGAAGTAGACGAGAACCAAGAAGAGTCCGTGGAAGAGGTGACGATTGCAGAGGAAGTTGATCTGGAATCTGAAGAGTCAGACTCGGACGAGGTTGTTGTCTCAATTGGTGAGGATGCGCCCCCCGCCGAAGAGGAAGTTCGTGCGCCTGAATGGGTGCGTGAGCTGCGTAAGACGAATAGGGAAAAAGAGCGTCGCATTCGTGAGTTAGAAGCTAGGCTATCGGCCACCACAACTGAGATCAAGCCAGTTGTGACGTTAGGACCGAAGCCCAAGCTCGATGCTTATGATTACGACACTGATTTATTTGAAGCAGCATTAGACCAATGGCATGAACGCAAGCGCGAGCATGATCGTGAGGCTGAACAAGCCCAGCAATCAGAGCAGCAACAGCAACAAGCTTGGCAAGCCAAGTTGAACGACTACGGGAAGGCGAGAGCTGAACTCAAAGTCCGTGATTATGAAGATGCTGAGGAAACTGTCCAGCAACTTTTAAATATCACACAGCAAGGTGTCTTATTGAATGGCTGCGATAATCCCGCACTCGTCGTGTATGCGTTAGGCAAGAATCCAAAGAAAACTGCGGAACTTGCAAAGTTATCTGATCCCGTAAAGTTTGCTTTTGCGGTTGCGAAACTGGAGAAGGAATTGAAAGTTACCAATCGTAGGGCAGCACCCGCACCGGAACGTGTCGTGTCAGGAACAGGACGATCATCTGGTGCGATAGACTCAACCTTAGAACGGCTGCGAGAAGAAGCGGCTCGAACTGGCAACATGACGAAAGTCATTCAGTACAGAGCGCAGAAACGATCAGCATCCAAATAATTTAAAAGGAATTTAAAATGAGTAACTCTTTCTCGAAAGAAGAGCGTGTTGCATTTGAGGACATCCTCGAAGGCTTCAACGACGCTCTGGTTTTGTCCCGCAACGTGTCCATCTACAACACAGATGGCTCGATGATGGAGCGCACAAACAACGTTATCTATCGCCCCCAGCCTTACATTGCTCAAAGCTATGATGGCATGGATCAGACGGGTAACTTCACGGCTTACACACAGCTTTCAGTTCCAGCGACGCTTGGCTTTCAAAAGTCTGTGCCTTTCATTCTGGACGCGCTTGAGCTGCGCGATGCGTTGCAAGAAGGTCGTTTGGGTGATGCTGCAAAGCAAAAACTTGCCTCTGACATCAACATTGCCATTATGAACGTGGCTGCTGCCCAAGGCTCATTGGTTGTTACAACCAACACAGCCGCAGGCGATTACGATGACATCGCTTTGTGCGACAGCATCATGAACGAGCAGGGCGTGCAGGCGTTTGATCGCTACTTGGCATTGTCGAGCCGTGACTATAACGGCTTAGCAGGCAACATTGCTGGTGGTGCTGGTGGCGCATCTGTGTCGCGCAGTTTCTCTGGCAACAAGTCAAACAATGCGTTTGAGCGCAGTTTCGTTGGTATGGTTGCAGGTTTTGAGACCTACAAACTAGACTACGCAAATCGCTTGATTGGTGCGACTGGTTCAAACACCACAATGTCAACCTTGGTTGGTGCAAACAACTATTACGTTCCACAGGCTACCCAGACCGCAGTAACTGGTGAGACCCAAAACGTTGATAATCGTTTCCAGACAATCACCGTGACATCAAGCACAGACTTGTTGGTCGGTACACCGTTTGAGATTGGTGGCGTTGAGGCTGTCCATCACATCACAAAACAAGGTACTGGCTTTGCCAAGACTTTCCGTGTGATCCAAGTTGTTAATGCGACAACCGTTGTTATCACACCACCGATCATCTCGGCTCAAGGTGGAACTGATGCAGAACTGCAATACCAGAACTGTATCGTCACTCCTAACGCAACAGCCACCATGACCCGTCTGAACCTTGATACAGCACCGATCAACTGCTTCTGGCAGAAAGATGCTCTTGAGATTCTGCCTGGTCGTTACGCTGTCCCATCTGATGCTGGTGTCGCAGTGATGCGTGCCTCAACGGATCAGGGCATTGAGTTGGTGATGCAGAAGCAATACGATGTGAACACAATGAAAACCAAGTATCGTCTCGATACACTTTTCGGCGTGGTCAATAAGCAGCCAGAAATGTCTGGTATCTTGCTGTTTAATCAGACTGTTTAAAGGAAATAATCATGTCCTATAACATTATTTTTGCACAAGGCACAGCAACTGTCGCAGTGCCAGCAGGCGAGAAAATCGCCGTTCAAGCCTACTCACCAGCGAGTGTGTTTCAAGAGGTTGGTTTCCCTAACTTCCCTGAAGCAAATGACCTGTTGAGCGTGGTTGAGAACACCACCTTTGTGTCAAGCGCATTCACCAATGCCACCAACGTGATTATTCAGGCTGGTGCATCAGGTGCTTACTACGCTATTGGTGTAGCACCTACGATCAGCAACAATGGAAACTGGCAGCCGCAGGGTGCGCCAGCGAACATTGCTGATGGTGGTTCAATGATTGCCACAGCAGCTGATGTTTTGACTGGTATCGTAACGGCAACGCCAACTACTACTCGAAGCATTCAATTGCCTTTGGCTACAAACCTTGAGTTGGCAACAGAGTGGGCGATTGGTGATTCGTTTGACTTCTCGGTCATAACTTTGGCTGCGTTTGCTTTGACTATTACAGTCAACACAGGCGTGACCATTGTTGGGTCAGCTGCAACGGCTGCAACATCTGGAGCGTCTGCACGTTTCCGTATGCGTAAAACTGCTGCCGATACCTTTATTGTGTATCGAATCAGTTAATCAAACGAGCAGGCCAGCAGCGATGTTGGCCTGTTTAACAGGAGAACGCTATGATGGGTAAGAAGATGGGCGATATGATGTCCAAGACTATCAAGAAAGAAATGAAAGCTGGCAAGCCCCAAAAGCAAGCCGTGGCGATGGCTTACAGCATGAACAAGCCTGCCAAGAAAGTTGCAAAGAAGAAATGATTAAGTCTGCAGCAATTATTAAGAATGCACCTCGCGCTGAATGGCGTGAGGTGCGTTTAGCTAAAAAGAAAGCCAAGAAGCAGGCTCAGATTGAGCGAAAAGCTATCAAGGTTTATTTCCCATCGCCTATGAATGTGCGTGTGAGAGAGCCAGTTGCGGTTGAGCAAGTCATCGAGGATACAGATCCGATCATTGAGTCTGCTCCGACCCGCGACGAAATGGCTATCAAAGCACGCGAGCTTGGAATAAAATTTGACGGCAGAACGTCAGACAAGAAATTGAGTTCACTCATCGAAACAGCACTAGGAGGCTGACATGGGTTATAGCAAGCGGCAATTCATCTCAGCTGCGCTGGAAGAAATCGGGCTTGCATCCTATGTCTTTGACTTGCAGCCAGAGCAAATTGACACGGCCAGACGCAGGCTCGATGCGATGATGGCAGATTGGAACGCCAAGGGCATTAGACTTGGCTATCCCATCCCATCAAGCCCACAAGATGGTGATCTGGACGAAGAGACCAACGTGCCTGATTCGGCATATGAGGCGATTATCTGCTCTCTAGGCATCAGGCTTGCGCCAAGTTATGGCAAACAAGTGATGCCAGAGACCAAGGTTGTGGCCAAACAAGGCTATGACATTTTGCTACAGCGTGCGACCTTTCCGCTGGAGCAGCAGCTGCCTGGCACAATGCCATCTGGCGCAGGCAACAAGCCTTGGCGAGTTTACGACAACCCATTTGTACGACCACCCTATTTTCCTGTGGACGCTGGTCCAGATGGTCCAATCGAATACAACTAAGGAACAGCTATGCCAACCATCAATCAACTGCCCGTACTCAGCACGATTTCTAGCGGAGATCAACTGCCTGTTTATTCGCCTAACAATGGCGATGCTCGCAGAACGTCAATTGGCAGTTTGCTGACTTTCTTTCAACAGAGCTTTGCGTCTCCGACTCTTTCGGTCAACCTGTATGTGCCAGGCTCAGGATTTAACATTACTGTCCCGACACCAGTTAGCAACGATCAATGGATGCTTTTGCAGCCTGCGGGTACGTTGGCAACTGGCACAATTACGTTGCCATTGAATACTGGCGTGCCGGATGGTACGACTGTGCTGATTACATCGACGCAGGAAATCACCTCTTTGACGATTGCGTTAAATGGTGCGACAGCGGTTTACGGTGCGGTGACATCATTGGCGGCAGGAACGGCCACGCAAATTCGGTTTTATCAGCCGACAAATTCTTGGTATCAGATTATTTCTGATACTGTCTATGCTGCGGGTATTCAAAACTTCTTAGCAAGCCCAACCAGTGCAAATCTACGCACGGCAATGACTGATGAGACAGGCACAGGGCTGTTGGTGTTTAACACTAGTCCGACATTTGTCACACCGATTTTGGGGACGGTTGCAAGCGGCAACATTTCTGCTTGCACATCGACCAGTATGGTATTGGTAACACCGATTCTAGGCACACCAACTTCTGGAACATTGACTAATTGCACTGGTTTGCCAATTGCCACTGGCGTTTCTGGTTTGGCTGCGAATGTGGCAGCATTTTTGGCTACCCCATCGAGTGCAAACTTGGCTGCGGTATTGACGGATGAAACTGGCACAGGCGCAAACGTATTTGCAAACACGCCAACATTGATCACACCCAACATTGGCGCGGCCACAGGCACAAGTCTGACAGCGACAGGAACGATTGTGTCATCAGGCACAACTGGCGTAGGTTACTCAACGGGTGCTGGCGGCACGGTTATTCAAGGCACAAGCCGCACAACAAGTGTCACGCTAAACAAGACATCTGGCGCGATCACGCTATTTAGTGCAGCAGGCACAACTGTTGCGGCCACTTTTACTGTGACGAACAGCACCGTCGCGGCAACTGATGTGATTATCTTGAATCAAAAATCGGGAACAGACTTGTATGATCTGATGGTAACAGCGGTGGCAGCGGGAAGTTTTAATATTACATTCCGCACCACAGGCGGCACGACCACAGAAACTCCGGTCTTTAACTTTGCGGTCATCAAGGGTGTCGCTGCATAATGGCCACAAAGCCCAAATCCTCTGTCAACGAAGCTGGCAACTATACGAAGCCAACGATGCGAAAGCGTCTGTTTGCGGAGATTAAGGGTTCGGCTGTGCAAGGTACAGCATCTGGCGAATGGTCAGCAAGGAAATCCCAACTTTTGGCGAAGAAGTACAAAGAGAAGGGAGGCGGCTATAAATGAAAGCATCGCAGAAAAGCCTCAAGGATTGGGGTCGGCAAGATTGGGGTACTAAGTCTGGCAAACCATCGTCTGAGACAGGTGAGCGTTATCTGCCAAAGGCTGCTATTGAGGCACTCTCACCCGCTGAGTATGCAGCGACCACCAAAGCCAAGCGGGAAGCTACAGCAAAGGGCGAACAGTTTGCCAAACAGCCCAAGAAGGTAGCAGCCAAAACCAAGGCTTACAGATGAAATCCCCTGCTTACACTCGCAAGGAAGGGCAGAACCCAAAGGGTGGGCTGAATGCCAAGGGTCGGGCAAGTGCAAAGGCTGAAGGCATGAATCTCAAAGCCCCTGTTAAGTCTGGTGACAATCCACGCCGAGCTAGTTTCTTGGCACGCATGGCAGGCAACGCAGGGCCAGAGTATAAAGATGGCGAGCCAACGAGGTTGCTGTTAAGTTTGCGAGCTTGGGGCGCATCGTCTAAGGATGATGCACAATCAAAAGCCAAGAAAATCTCTGCCAGAAATAAGGCGAAAAAGTAAATGCAAATCCCTATTTTGTCCGGCATATTTACTGACAACGGGCCAGACTTACGCACCTCTTACCCAGTCAATCTTGTGCCGACTCCAAAGCAAAGCGGGATTAGTAATGGATACTTGCGCCCAGCCGATGGGATTGTGGCTAACGGCACAGGACCAGGTGCGGATCGAGGCGGTATCAATTGGCAAGGCCAACTATATCGAGTGATGGGGACTAAGCTAGTTGAGATTTCGAGCAGCGGTGTTGTGACGATTCTTGGCGATGTCGGTGGTCCAGTCAATGAACTAGTCACGTTTGATTACAGCTTTGATCTGTTAGCAATTGCCTCTGGTGGGCGTTTGTATTACTGGGACGGGTCAACACTCGCTCAAGTAACTGATCCTGATCTAGGTGTGGTTTTAGATGTGGTTTGGGTCGATGGTTACTTTATGACCACTGATGGCGAGTTCTTGGTGGTCACAGAACTCACAGACCCATTCCAAGTCAACCCTCTTAAATACGGTAGCTCTGAGGTCGATCCTGACCCTGTGGTGGCATTATTAAAGCTAAGAAACGAAGTCTATGCGCTGAACAGAAACACGATTGAGGTGTTTGACAACGTGGGTGGTGATTTATTTCCATTCCAACGTATTGATGGCGCACAGGTTCAGAAAGGCGTGGTCGGTACGTTTGCCTGCTGCGTTTATTTAGAGACGATTGCATTTTTAGGAAGTGGTCGCAATGAAGCACCAGGCATCTACCTAGGTGCAAATGGGACAGCTAAGAAAATTAGCACCCAAGAAATTGATGAGATTCTGTTGCAATTTACGGAAGCGCAGCTTGCAACAGTCAAGCTAGAGGCTCGCAATGACCGATCGCATCAGCATCTTTATATTCATCTGCCAGACAGAACGATTGTGTATGACTCGGCTGCGTCGCAAATTTTGCAAGATTTTGTTTGGTTTAACCTCGTATCGACAGTTGTAGGTTTCGCTGCTTATCGGGCTAGAAATCTGGTTTATGCCTATGACAAATGGTTAGTGGGCGATCCGCAGTCGAGCAACATTGGCTATCTGGTGGACACGATTGGCTCGCATTGGGGCGAACAGGTGCGCTGGGAGTTTGGCACGCTCATCGTTTACAACGAGGGCAAAGGTGCGATATTTTATGACATGGAGTTGGTTACATTAACGGGTCGGGTGGCTTTGGGCATTGATCCGCAAATCAGCACCAGTTATTCGGTGGATGGATTGTCTTACAGCCAAGAAAAGTTTATCAAGGTTGGCACAGTAGGCAACACAAGTAAACGTCTGGCATGGTTTCAGCAGGGACACATGAGGAACTTTAGAATCCAGAAGTTTCGTGGCGATAGCGACTCGCATATTTCTTTTGTGCGTCTGGAAGCCAAGATCGAAGGGTTGGCTTACTAATGGCTAAGGTATTTAGACCACTTGGACTGACAAGAGACCAGCTCGCTGAATTTCTATCAAGTCCAGAGCAGATCAAGCAATTTGAGAATCTGTTTGCTGTAGCTGATACGGTTGTTGATGTACCGGATGGTATTGTTGTTATTGACTTTGAGGCTGGATTGGCGCAGTCCTCAGCTAACGATGCTTTGGCACAAATAGCGGCACAAGCACAAGAATCCGCTGTTAACGCTGCGTTGGCAGAGAGCAAAGCAAATCAAGCTCTTGCATTGATAGATAATTTAAGAAAGGCGGTCGAGGGTTTACAGATAACCCCAACACTTGAGTTGGTAGACAATTTAAGAAAGGCGGTTGAAGGCTTGCAGATGACTCCACCACCAAGGGAGTTCAAGCGTGCAAGATATGGCTCGTTTTATGACACCACTACACAACTTGCGACAGTTATTAACACAGCCACAGCGATTACTTTTAACACCACCGATTTAAGTCAGGGCGTTTACATTGGCGGCACAACATCCAGAATTATTGTGGACAGCGAAGGCATTTACAATTTTGATACATCATTTCAGCTAGATAAGACATCAGGAGGCACGGCAGAGTTTTACTTTTGGTTTAGGCTCAATGGTGTCGATGTTCCAGACAGCGCAAGTCACATTCGTATTCAAGGCAATAACGCTGAAATCTTTTCCTCGCTAAATTATTTTTTTGATCTTAAAGCAAACGATTACGTTGAGATGATATTTTCCGTTGATGATTTGTCTGTTGAACTTAAAGCAATCGCAGCGTCTGCTCCAGTCCCATCTATCCCGTCAATCATTCTTACCGTTAACAACAATATCGAAGGTGTCCAATGACCGTCATCGTAAAAGTTCTGATTCCAGCAAAGCAGGCTGAGAACGCTCAAACTACACAGTACACAGCCACCAATGTGCGTGCGATTATCGACAAGTTTACCGTCACGAATACCAGCGCAAACAACGTCACGTTTAGTTGCAATCTAGTCACAGTTAGTGGATCGGCATCCGCATCGAACCTAATTATTGACGCTCGCAGCCTTGTGCCAGATGAGACTTATACTTGCCCAGAACTAGTGGGTCAGGCGTTAGAGGCGGGTGGGTTTATCTCCACGCTTGCGGGTGCGGCAACGTCTTTGACCATTCGCGCATCAGGCCGAGAGATAACTTAGAGGAATATGATGAAAAACTTTATGATTATCCCCAAGGGATTTGCAGGGTTGCCGATGGAAGAGGGGTTCTTGTCTCCAGCTGAGAACAAGAAGAACTTTATCGTCGCAGTGGAAAACTGGTACTACGGGCCAGAAGAACCGAGCAACGACCCTAAAGCGAACCCTGAGTTTTACGCTGCTCTGGCTGATGCGATGCAATGCGATGAGAAAGACGCACGACGCAAGCATTGCTCAAACTGTGGTTATTATGACAATAGTCTGATGGCACAGGTCAAAATCGAGCGCATTCCAATGGCGGGATACGACACAGGGTATGGATTTCGTGGGCATTGCGAAAAACTTAATTTCATCTGCAACGACATGAGAGTGTGCCAGGCTTGGGAAGATCGTAAAGATGAGATGGATTGATATGCCTAATTGTGGTCAAATACTCTTGCTGAGTCAATCGAGCCACCAGCAGCTTATCCATTTGGGATTTGTATGACCGATTGGCTTAGAGAGAACTTAGAAAAGAGTCTAGCTCTGCCTGCCTCTGCCGTGGACTGGTTAATGATGCTCTTTGGAGCAATCCAAGTCTTTGATGACGTGGCTGACGGAGATATTGTCAAGCGTCAGGATTTGAACGCCACCATCTGGAACACGCTGGTCGGCATGAATCGAAATATCTTTTGGATAGAGAACGCTCAAACTCTCACGCCAGTTGTTGCAACTATGATTTTAAAGTGGCAAGCATCCGATCAAGCCGAGCGTGCTGGTCATGCTGATGCTCGCTCTTTCGTTTGGCGTGCAGGATTCTACGATGTGGTATTGATGACCGTGGCGTTATGTTATGGATCAAATCATGCGACCGAGGTGGCCAGTGATGTCATGGCAATCTATGGTGAAAAATTAGAAGATTATTTGATGGAGTTTAATCATGCCTGATCCGGTCACAGGACTAATCGTTGGTGGAACAACACTGATTGGCGGTGCTATCCAAAGTAGTGCTGCTGGCAAAGCATCCAAAGCGCAGCAACAGTCTGCTGAAGCAGGCATTGAGGAACAACGCCGACAATTTGATGCGTTGCAGAAAATCCTTAGCCCATACGTTTCGGCAGGCACGACAGCACTCGGTGGTTTTCAGCCTTTTATACAAGCTGGTACTGATGGGTTAAGTAGATTAAATCCTTTTCTCGACGCAGGGACTCAAGCGTTAGGGCAATTACAACCTTTCATCCAAGCGGGAACTCAAGCTCTAGCCGGGTTACAGGAGTTTGGTGGGGCTGGAAGCCGAGCGATTGGTGGCTTAGAGGGTTATGGCGCAGCGGGGAGTCGTGCGGTAGGTGGCTTAGACCCTTATGCAGCAGCAGGCGCACCAGCTCTCGCGCAACAGCAGGCTTTGCTTGGTTTGCGTGGTCCACAGGCACAGCAATTATCCATTTCAGCTATTGAGCAAAGCCCAGCCTTTCAAGCTCAAGTCAGGCAGGGTGAAGAGGCGATTCTTCAAGCGGCATCTGCGACGGGGGGTTTGCGTGGTGGTAATGTTCAAGCAGCTCTTGCACAGTTTCGCCCCCAAATGCTGCAGCGAGAAATCGACTTGCAATATGGTCGGCTAGGTGGAATGACCGCATTAGGACAAGGCACAACTCAAAACTTAGCACAGTTGGGATTAACGTCGACCCAGAACTTAGCTGGCTTGGGGCAATCGTCGTATCAAAACTTGGCGAACATGGGTCTGACTACAGCTCAAAACTTAGCGCAAATGGGGTTCACTGGATCGCAAAACCTAGCAAACATAGGGCAAGCCGCAACCCAGAACTTAGCACAACTTGGACAAGCCTCGGCAGCAGGAACAGGCGCAGCAGGACTGCAAACGGGCGCAAGAATTGCGGGGCTTGAGGGTGACATTGGTTCAGCTAGAGCTGGTGCTGATTTGGCTAGAGGTCAAGCGTTGTCGAGTGTTTTCAATCTTCCTGCACAGTTTCTTGGAATGCAGTACGGGGCGCAAGGTCGCGCTAATAACGTAACGCCAGGTCTCGGTGGTTTATTCGGTTAAGGAGTCAAACGTGGTTCAGCCAGCAAATTACTCGATTAACGTCCAAAGCCCACTCCAAGCCTTTGGACAAGCGGCACAGTTTGGCGCAGGATTGGCCGAGATGGATGCTCGTCGGCAAGCACAGCAGCAAGAGGCTGTTCGTCAGCAAGCGTTGAATACAGAATTTCAGCGTATTAGTGCAATTCAAAATCCAAACATATCAGAGTATATGACCTTGAGTCGATTGCTGCCTCCAGCGCAAATGGAGAGCATTCGTAAAACTTATGAACTGGGTTCACAAGAGCAAAAAGACAATCAGATTTTGTTTTCAGGCAAGGTGCTTGCAGCCTTTACGAATGGTCAGAATCAGATTGGCATTGATTTGTTAGAAAACCGAGCGACTGCTGAGGAAAATTCTGGCAGAAAAGAGCAAGGACAAGCGTTTCGCTCTTATGCAGAGTTAGCAAGAATTAACCCAGGCGCAGCAAAAGCAACGATTGGTATGTTGTTGGCAACTGTGCCAGGCGGTGATAAGATCATCGAAGCCACCACCAAAGCGCAGCTTGCGCCATTACAGGTCGCTGAAGCCCAAGCTAAAGCGGCAGATAGACTTGCTGGTGGACAGCCAAAGCCAGGATACACTTTACTTACACCAGCTCAAAATATTGAGTTGGGATTGCCAGAAAATATTCGTTTTCAAAAGAGTCCAGATGGACAAATTACAGAATTAAAAATTTCTGCTGCACCAAAAGAAAATTACCGTGTCCTTACGTCAGAGGAGAACGTTAAGCTCGGATTACCTGCTGATGTGAAATTTCAACAAGGACCTGATCAAAAAATTTCACCAGTGAGTACAGGCCCGTTAGTTCAAATTGATTCTGGAGAAAAAAGAGAGGTTCTTGCATTAAAGGAATTGGATATTCCTCGCGCTAAAGAATTTAGTGCCTCAGCCGCATCTGCGAGAGCAGTGGCTAAAGACACTCGTGTAATTGCTGATTTGTTGAGAGGCAAATCTGGCGGTGCTGTTATTAAACTTACCACTGAAGTTGCAAAAAACCTTGGACTTTCTACTGAAACGGTTACAGCAAACGATTTGGCAAATGCTCTCGCAACAAAAGCCGCTGTGCAGATTCGTCCAGCAGGCTCTGGCTCAACCTCTGACATTGAATTCAAATCTTTTGTTGCGTCGATCCCATCATTGTCAAATTCAGAAGGTGGACGTGAGTTAATGGCTAAGTACGCTGAAGCCTTTGCAAAGCGATCTGCCAGACTTGCTGACCATGCTAGAAAGCTCATTCGTGATGATAAGTATTCGGACGAAGAGGTTGCTCGTTTTGACGAAAGCCTTGGACCAATGCTTGATAAAGATTTTTATGAATTTGCAAGAGGCAAACGACCAGGCGTGCAGCCGTATAAACCTCCTGCAATTACACCGAAGACTTCACAACCGCCTGCGGCTGCACCTCCGGCGCGTCCGGCAAGCGGCGTTAAATTTTTAGGGTTTGAATAATGGCTACCGCTAGGTTTCAATTCCCTGATGGGCGCATTGGTCGGTTTGAAGTGCCGGATGGTACGTCACCAGAGCAGGCACAGATACTGATTGAGCAAGCAGTCAGCGCAATGGGTGTGCAGTCACCAACGCCTGCCGCGACTGATCAGGCCGTTGTCGCTGCTCCGGCAGAAGGTATGCAGACACCACAGGCTGCGCCAGTTGCTGCAGAAGCACCAGTTGCCGCACCAGTTGCTGGTGTTGCACCAGAAGCGGCTGTTGCACCGGAAACGACAGCAGCAGCCCCTCAAGGAAGATATGGGTTGTCGAACTTGGTTGGTGATATGGCTAGCGATGTTGGCCGTGGGGTAGTCGAGGCTGTGACGGGCAGTGGGCGCGAAACTGAAACGATCAAAGCATTGCCAGAATGGACAAGTATGCCAGAGCTTAACTCTGCGTCATTCCGATCCGCACTGACTGGACTTGGCACGCTGCTTGCAAACCCTGACGAGATTTCACAGGTCGTGAAAGCTAACTTTCCAGATACGCAAGTATTCCAAGATGAGAAAGGCAATTACATCTTCCGGTCATCCCTCGATGGTCGAGACTATGCAATCAAGCCTGGCATGAGAGTGAGTGACATTCCTCGCGTTATCGGAGGAATCGCGGCGTTCACTCCGGCGGGTCGTGCGACAACTATTACAGGCGCGGGTCTCAAATCTGGATTAACGCAGACAGGCATTGAAGCCTCTCAGGTGGCTGCTGGCGGCGAGTTCAGTCCGGCTGAGGTTGGGCTAGCAAGTGCAGGCGGCGCGATTGTTCCAGCGGTTGTAAAGACCGCACAAGCGGGTCGAGCTGCGTTCAAGGGTCAACCACCCGCTGCCCCTGCTCCTGCTGCGGGTGCGCTTGCGCCTGAAGGTAGTGCGCTCAATCCTGCTGCTGCGGCTGATACTGCCGCTGGTGCTGCCCCTGCTGCTCCTGCTGCTGGGCAAATGACCACAGAGGAACTGATTGAGACAGCAATGCAAGCTGGTCAAAAGTCAATTGTGCCTGGTCGACAGTCAAGAGCCGTTGAGGTATTAGCTGGTGAGACTGCGCCTGATCCAAAGGTTCTTGCAGCAGCCAAGCGGCTAGGGATTGACGAGTTTTTGCAGCCAGACCATGTGACCACAAATCAGGTTTATCGTGAACTGGCGCAAGCGGTCAAATCCATCCCAGGCTCCGAGGCTCGCCAAGCAGAGATGAAGGGTCTCGAACAAGTCGGTAAGCGTGCAAGCGATTTGATTGACGAGATCGGTGGCACTAAAGACTTTTCGACTTTAAACACAAAAATTCAGGTGGCCTTGCAACAGCAAGTTGATGACCTAGCAGCAAAATCAAACAAAATTTATGATGATGTTCTTAACAAAACGATTCCAAAGCGGGTTGAGGTTAATGCCGAAAATATCCTAAATTTCATTCGCACAAGGGCTGAAGATTTAGGTGGCTTTCAAAATCTTTCCCCAATGGAAAAGGAAATATTTGGAAAGTTAGCACCTCGCAAAGTAAAAGTTGATGGCGTGGAGGTTGAGAAACTGCCAACTTATACTCTACTCGATGACGTTCGCAAGGATATTGGCTCAGCATATAAAGGAACAGGACCGTTCAAAGACGCAGACCGAGCGCAACTCGATCAGCTTTATGGTCGATTATCACAAGACCAATTAAGCGTGGCCGCGAAGTTTGGGGTCGACGATGCCTTAAAAGAAGCCAACTCCTTAGTGCGTATTCGTAAGGGCGTTGAGCAAGACATGACTGCTTTGTTTGGCAAGCAATTGCATCAAAGCATGGTGTCGAAGCTCGACAAGTCATTTAAAGCATTGACTAAGGGCGATGAGAAGCAGTTGATCGCATTGCTCAAAAGCGTGCCAGAGGATATGCGGTCAGAGGTCGTGGCATCAGGCATGAAGACTGCCTTTGGTCGTGCCAGTATGGACAGACCGATTAGCTTTAATGACTATGCAACCTTTTACCAAGGGTTATTGCAGAACAAACAGGCTTATGCGGCGATTATGAGCAATTTGCCACAAGAGTCACGCAAGCAGCTCTCCGACTTGTATCGTGTGTCTAACTCGATTGCTAAGGCTTCACGCGAGCGAATCCAGACGGGTCGGCTGACTGCGGTGGCAGATCAGCTTAAAGATGCTGATTCACTCATTGGCGGCATCATTGGCATGGCTCAAAAAAGCGCAGGCGTAGCAGCTCTTGAAGGAGGGGCAAGGGCTTTGGGTGCGCCTGGTGCTGGCGTTGCTCTTTGGAGTGTATTGGCACTCGGCAAAGATAAAACATCAAGGCAAAAGGTGGCAGACGCTGTGTTGTCATCGCCTGAGTTGTTGAGAGCATCGAGACTTGTCGCAGAGGGTCAGGCTGAGGCGGGTGCTAATGTATTGGCCAAGAGTGCAGCGTTTGGTAAATTTGCCAAAGAGATGGGCATCCCAAAAGAGTTAAATGCCAAGACACAGTGGATACTCAGCACCATGCAAACACAACGCCAAATGGCTGACGAACAGGAGCAATAAAGATGCGATCAATTGAAATTGAACCCCCATTTCCAGCGTTTGCAGGACTCGATGGTCAGCCCTTGGACAGCGGATTTATCAATATTGGCGAGGTTAATTTAAACCCAATTACCAATCCGATTGCTGTTTATTGGGATGCTGCCCAGACGATTCCTGCTGCCCAACCGATTCGCACGCTTGCTGGGTATCCTGTTTTTATGGGAACGCCATCTCGGTTTTATGTTGATGAAGATTACAGTATTCAGGTTAAAGACAAGAATGGCAGCGTTGTTTATACATCATTGAATGGAAACTCTTTCCCTGGCTCTGCTGGCAACTTATTTGAAAACGCAACTGGCGATGGAGTAACAACAGTATTTGCTGTTTCTTTTAAACCCAGTTTGGTTTACATCAATGGCGTTTATCAAAATCAAAATACTTACACGATTGCCATTGGAAATGTTACTTTTTCAGCAGCACCTCCTTTGACATCTGTAATTGAATTTTTATTTTAAAGAGAAAATAATGATTTCTCCATCGTTTTCTTTAACTGCTACCGAGCGAGTATTGCCACGCATGGCGTTGGACTTTACGACTGCTTTGCTTGACCCTAGAATTACATTTACCCGTACTGGCAATACCGCGACTGTTGTTAATTCAAGCGGTGTTATTGCTGCGATCAATGCTGATTTGCCACGATTTGATTTTGACCCGACTACGCTTGTGTGTAAAGGGTTGTTGATTGAAGAAACTCGCACAAATTTATTATTAAATAGTTTAATTAATGGCACAAATCTTTCTACTCAATTAGTTACTACAACAGCCGTTTCTCAGACGTTAAGTTTTTACGGCACAGGTCAAATTGTATTAACAGGCACATCATCTGCAACAGTCGTTGGTACAGGCG